TTTTAGGGATATTTTCTTTACCCCCATGCCGCTCAGCAGGTGTCATATTTCTGCCAGATGGTCTGGTGAATCCAGGTGCCTTTACTTTCTTAGAAGCATTTAATCTGTCTTTAAAGTTAGAACGTGGCTTACTTTTACCTGCTGCTGGTGCGTTTACACCTTTGCCTTTACTCAGACCACCTGAAGTCAATCCACCAGGAGTATTAGATTGATTAGAGATTAGATCAATCAAATTCAGAATAGAATTAGTTAAAGTCGAGAATGCATCATTAAGTGGTTCTAATGCTTCAACAGAAATACCTTCAGAAGGAATCTGCTCAGCTGTCTTTGTTTCAGTAGAAGTGGTTTCAGCAATTCTTCTATCGTACTGGATTTGATTAAGAAGATCTTCTTGTTGTTGTTTTGTGATTACACCAATTCGGTTGGCAAGTTTTATCATTCTATCTAATTGTTTAATGATAGTATTGATAGTAGGATTAGTTTCTTTCTGTACTCTTGTTGGAGTTTTTAATGCAGGAAGAACACCAGTATCAGTATTTTTAGCTCTATCTAGATAAGATGATCCGATGCTACCAAGAGCTTTTGTGGCTAGTTCAGATATAGTACCTGAACTAGAACCAAAATTGAAATTACCAATATTTTCGAGAACTTTATCAAAAAGCTTTTTACCGAAACCACCCTTTTCAGCAGTTTCGGCAACCTTTTCGCCTTCAGTTACAATAGCAGTTGGTAGTTTTGCCAAGTTTTATCTCTATTCTTCTTTTTGTTTTTCTAAAAATTGCATCAATAGCGCTACATATATGTCTCGTTCAAATGGCATTAAATCTTCAACTTCCGTTATTGAATAATGATGGTGCTGAGCCAAAGCAAATACTGTGGTGTAGTAGTTTGCTAATGTATTATGGCTCAGCGCCAGGTAAAAAAATCACTTAACGTAGTCAATTCAATGATTCGATCATTACCAAGTGAGTTCTTATATTCAAGTTTGTAGTACATCTGGGGAAGATTATCAAAGAATTCTCTAATCTTTCCAAATGTTTCTACATCAAGACTTTCAAGCCATTCAGTAAGTTCGGCATCAGTATAATCTTTAGCAGGATAGACATTTTCTTCATCAAAGATTGAGTCAATACACTTACGGACTAGATATTCAACTAGTTCGGCACCTGTTGAATTAAGTGGTGCATCATCAATAATGGTGACTGATGGATACTTCATCTTAATGCCAACTGAATCATTTACATGAATAATATTTGAAATATCAGGCTTCTTAAGCATTTCTACTTCATCTAGATCAATCTGGAAGTCATAGATCTTATCATCTTCATTGTCTTTATATGAGACTTCAATAATGTTATTGACAGATTTTGATCTCAACTTCAGGAACATATACTCCAAATCAAAAGTCGCAAGATCATTAATCTTGAAGAATTCACTTGCGACACAGTTATTCAAAACCTGTTTAATAGCAAGAACAATATCCTTTTCAGATGTTGATTGCTGAGCCATGAGAAGAATCTTTTCTTCTTTGACTGTAAATGGTCTGAATTTAACTGTAGTTCCAAGTGACGGAACATCCATGTCAAATAGTGGTTTGTCAAGTTTAGGTAATGTCATAATTTACTCCAATCATTTAGGATAATTAACTTCATAGTCTATGTATGCGAACGGAATTGTAAGTTTAATAGGCTGACCATCACCCCATGATAAGCTTTCAGAAGGAAATGCCATGGGAAATGCGTGATAAACTTTATTAGTAAGTTTTAGATTACCTAGATCATCATACAACTCAATAGAAATATCAGTTGTGTAACTATCTTTATAGCCTACTTCATAAACACCTTTAGTCTTTGCCTGAGTATTGCCTTGACCTTTGAAATTAAAGATTGCATTTACCCAGTCATTAAAGAACTTATGAATATAAGAATTGGCATCGATTGTGAAGGTAATTGAAATTTCTTCAAAGTTAGCTACATATGGGACACGTTCAGTTGGCCCATAACCAAGTCTTGGTGGACCGTCAGCCGAAGCGAATGCCATACCAGGCATTCTAACCGAGTCAGCACGAATTAGAATATCATTAAGTTTACCGTATGAATTTAAAGCCGCAGGTGTTGCAAAGAATACTGAATACTTATTATTCTTAAGTATTCCATTCTTATTAATGCTAGTGATGAATTCATCTATTTTAAATGCCGGCATTTTAGTTACTCAATACTTTCTTTTTTGAATCTGCCCATACTTGAGTCTTTGAAGCTTTAGCAAATCGTTCAGTAGGAAGCCAAAGTGCAATGTCCCATTCAGAAGGAAAGATATACATAAACTTCGACTGCATATGGTTAAATAGATATTGCTTCACACAAGGCTCGAAATATCTAAATTTAGCAGCACTGTTTAGTGTCTGATAACTGATTCTAAGTCTTGTTGATTCATCATACCTACTATTTATTCGAGTACCATATAAGGCATCCATAAGTTTAGCTCTAAGTTCTAAAGGTAGATAGTGTAGATTAATGCCCCAGAATCTACCTCGTTCAATCTTGAAAGGGAAAATTAGAGGCGCTCTATCGTAGTAAGGTAGCGTATCTTTATGTTTAGGGTCATAGAGATACATATACATCGCACCTGGCTTGATCACTTTAGTAATTCGATCTGAATCCGAGTTGATAAGCTGACGCTCATTAATGCGACCTTGCTTTGATGCAATCTCTCTATACCACTTACGTGCTTCTTCAGTTCGAGCAGGAACCTTGCCCGCACGGATACCTTTTGTGATTAGTTCGTCAAATATATTAGCCATTAAAATAGATCATCCTCGGTAATCTTGATAAATTCCCAACCTCGGTCAGCACAGTATTGTTCAGCCATTTTCCATTTTGCAGAATTCACACCCCATGTAGCAACTTCATTGATATAGCGCTTGGTAGCCTTTGTTTGTACTTTTGGTGGAACTGTTTGTGCTTTAGGTTTGACTTCAATTAGAAATGCTTTCGTTTTTCCATCTTTGTCTTTACGTCTCATGAAAAAGTCAGGATAGTATCTGTGTATTCTATTATCTATAGGTGAACGATAAGGAATAATAATTTCTTCACTGGAATACTCCAAAACATCTGGGTGAGCATCAAAATACATTAAAACTTTTAACTCCCAAGATGATCTGTAAATTATATTAGTTGGGTCACCTTTATATTTATCAGGATTTTTTGGTTTAAATTTACCTTGATAATATTTAGCCATGTTTAGCCACCTTTGTATTTATTCGGATTCTTAGGGATAAATTTTCCTTTGTAAGCCATACCAATTACCCGTATAAATAAAGATATATTTATAAAAACTAAAGGAACAATTCGTGGCATTCAATGTCAATGACTACATTAAAAGTTCTAGTAAATCTCCAACTCAACGAATAGTTGATACAGTTGTTGCAAGTACTACTTCTGGCACTACTTCGGGTACTCTAACTTCAGCACAGTCTACTGCACAAGTTCTTTTGACTGTTGGTTCTTCATACCAGTCAATTTCTGCTTCTACATCATCTCAGACTGATAATCTACTTTCAAGTGCTGCTGATGCTTTCTTTGCTCTGGCTGGTAAGAATACAAGCAGAGCAACAAAGACTTCAATTTTGAATATGCGCGTCCCAGATGGAACTGAAGTAAGTAAGATGACCCCTGCTGGTAAAATTGGCGCCGCAAAGAAGAATAACGAAATTCAAATCATAACGGTGCGATAATGTCAGATACAGTATATAAACCACTTAATAGTTATCCTGCAGACCCCGCAGCATTTAATGGTGCGTCTTATACACCAATTGAAGAAACAAATGCACCAGACGGTTCATATCTTGGACCATACTTTACTCGTATGCTCATTGGTGATTATGTAAAGACTACTCCTTTTGGTGATAAATTAATTGGTGGTTCAGATTGGAAACCAACAAAGGAAATTAGACTTCCTATTCCAACTAGTTTAAGAGATTCTACACATGTACAATATGATACTCCAACTTTTTTAGGCACAGTCGGAGATTTGTTTAATGGATCCTATGGCTCAATTGAAGCGACAGGATTAAGAGGTGGTGTTAATGGTGCTCTTGATGCGGGAAAACTTATCGGTCAATTTTTAAGTGGGAATAAAAAAACTTCAAGTATTGGGAATATAATTTCAGGGATTGTTGGTAAAGTAGAATCTTCTGCTGATCAAATGACGTCGGCTGTACAGCAATCTTTAGGTCTAGCACCTAACCCAAACCCATCAGTTGCATTTACTGGTCCTGAATTGAGACAGTATTCATTCTCTTGGGTTTTTTATCCAAGAAACCCAACTGAATCACAAAATATACAATCACTAATTAATATTCTAAAATCATCTGCGTTACCTGAAAATAATACTTTCGGTTCAGCAGCAGTTCTAAAATATCCAAAATTAGTTCAGCTGAATTTCTTTCCATGGGATTCTGGTGGTACTGGTCAGCATTATTGGAGTCCTTCAAGTATTATCAAATTTAAAAGATCATTCATCACAACTGTTGATGTTGACTATAATCCTTTTGGCACACCTGGCTTTTTTAAAGATACTAGATTACCAGTGACATATGCACTAAGTCTTGGATTCCAAGAAGTTGAATATATGATGTCTGGTGATTGGGGTGGAGATTTTGCACCTCAAAGTTCGATTTTTATTGCTGAAACTGCAAATAATACAGCACCAAATAATGATCATCTTGCAAGTACAGCAGCAGCACTTTAATGGATAATATATGAACTACTTCAATAAACTCCCTGTAATATCATATGATGGCCAATCTGCTATCAATATATTAGCAAGAGCTGCTTTATCTACTTCTACCAAGAATAATAGACAAGCATATTATCCATACGTGATGGCTGAAGAAGATCGTGTGGATCGTCTGTCAAACAACTACTATGATTCACCTGGCTATACTTGGCTTATCTGGTATGCGAATGACACCATTGATCCTTATTATGGTTTGGCTTTAAATTCAGATGATCTATTAAGCTTTATTTCCTCTAAGTATGGATCTATTGCTACTGCACAAAGTACAATTGCATTCTATCGAAATAACTGGTATGGTGATGATACTCGTCTTACAATTCCACAATGGACAGCATTACCAACTTCACAAAAGAAATACTGGGATCCTGTTATTGATTCAAATTTACAGACTTATGCATATCGCCGTAAACAAATTGAAACTGCTCTTAATACAAACAGAATCATCACACTGGGTATTGCGAATAGCACTGGAATCTTTACTGTAGGTGAGCAGATAAGTATTGACAATACCACTTATGGCTTCTGTACTTATGCAGATTCTAATACAGCCACTATTAAGCATGTATCAGGTCAATTTGCTACTATCCAAGATAGTCCAACTTTAACATTTGATCCATCAACAGTTCTTACTGGTCAGACTTCAGGTTTTACAGCTAATCTTGTATCAGCGACAATCATTACAACTACTGATGCTTTAACTGATTCACTTTATTGGGAACCACTTTCATTCTTCGATTATGAAATGGAAGCTAATGAAACTAGACGCAATATCAAGCTAATAAGTAGTACACTTCGTAATCAAACAGAGAATGAATTAACAAGAGTTATGCTACAATCATGAGTGATTTTTTAAATCCTATTTCAAGTCTTCAAGGTTTCGGGAGTAACTTACTAGGTTCAGTGAAAGCTGCACTAAATCCTACTTCGATTCTTAAAGATGCATTACACCAAGCAATAGGACTGAATCCTACTAAAGAACCAGGTACGGATTTCCGTAACGGTGATATCCGCATCGAAAGCATCTCACTATTAAGTGAAGATGGGCAGAAAGTTTTTGATCTGATGTCACAGGTAGTTGACATCAATATCTATGAAAGCATTCTATATCCTATCATTTTTGCTACAGTTACAATCAATGACGGTATTTCACTACGAAATACATTCCCTCTAGTTGGACATGAACTAATAGTCTTTAGAATTGCAACACCAGGTGGAAACATTCGTGAATATTCATTTAGAACTATGGAAAGCCCAGGAACTGTAGTTCAATCTACAAATCGTAAGTTAGAAACATACTCAATAAATCTTTGTAGTATTGAAGCATTCAGCAATATGAAAAACTTTATTGGTGCTCTTTCATACGAAGATAATATCAATAATGTTGTTCAGCGAATCTTAAAAGATAATCTGAAAACTCCAAAGAACATTCGTATTGATAAGACTAAAGGTATTGAAAAGAATACAATTTCACTAGTACATCCTTTCCAAGCTATTAATCATCTAAAGCATATTGCAAGATCTGACAAGTATGGATCTCATCTTTGGGTTTTCTATGAAAGCAACCGTGATGGTTATGTCTTTACTACCATGGAACGCTTGATGGAGAATGGTGCTAAACTATTAAAACAAGATCTATCAGATAAACGATTCTATTTTGACACACTTCGAAATGATTCATATAGTCAGTTTAAATATAGAAACATTCTAGCCTACAATAAGCTTACTGGTAAAGATCCAGGAGCTACTATTGTCTATGGGGGACTTTCAGGACAAGTAGTTGGCTTCGATATGCGTACCGGCAAAAGATCTGTTGTCACTTATAATGACTCAGCTTCAGACGGTAAGTTAGTCAAATCGGATATTGGTGGCAGTGGAACAAATCCTTCATCATTTACGTCGATGTATGGTTCAGTTTCACCAGACAGAAAGAATATGATTCTAAGTTCTGCATATTCAGATCAGACTGATTTGCTTATGAGAGCGGTAAATAGTCAAGCTTATGTCACAAAACTTACCGAGAACATTACACAGATTGAAATTTATGGTGACTTTGAAGTTGCGATTGGTGACGTAATTGAGCTCAATCTTCCTACTGCTGCTTCTTCGATGGATCAGGAAGGTAAGTTGCATAATTATGATAGTGCGAATTATATTGTATCAGCGGTTAGACATATAATTCTAAATAGTGACAGACCACAACATGCAATGTCACTTGAATTACTTAAAGTTGGTTATCCAGGAGCTAAATAATGAGTTATGGACCTTCACAGTATGCTGGCGAAAGCGGCTTTTATTGGTGGATAGGCAAAGTTGACAGCATCGAAGACGATCCTAAAAGTAGTAAACTTGGGATGGCTCGAGTTAAAATTTTTAATCTTCATGATGACGTAAAAGACAATACAGCACTTCCCTGGGCACAGTGTATGCTTCCAGTGACAAGTCCAAGTGTCCGCGGAGTTGGTGATACTCCGTCACTTCTAGTGGGTTCGATAGTCTTCGGCTTTTTTGCTGATGCTGTAGCAAGCATTAAGCAAGCTAAGGTTCCTATCATCATGGGAACCATTCCCGTCTTTCCATCTGATACAGACCATTCAATTCCTCTTGATGCCAGAGGCAAGCGTTCAATCAACAAGAAAGCTCAAAAGGTCGGAAATGAACCAGATGATCCATATAAGGCTTCATATCCTTCAAACCGAGTAATCAAAACTCAGTCAGGCCACATGATTGAACTCGACGATACTCCTGGGGCCGAACGTGTTCACATTTACCATAAATCCGGATCTTACATTGAAATGTCTCCAGACGGCGGTGTAACTGTAAAGTCAGTCAAAGACAGTTTCGACATTGTCGGTGGAATCAAGAATATATATGTCGCAGGAGACTGCAAAGTACAAGTCGATGGATCGATGAATGCGATTGTGAAAGGACCGATAAATATGGTAGGCCAATCTGACTTGAGTTTAATCGCTAAAGGTAGACTATTCCTTCAGGGAATGCTTGGAATTAAAATGAGCTCAGGCTCAGATATTGCAATGGAAGCACCAGGAGGTGTAGCGGTAACTGATGGTAGCTTAAGTGTTATTGATGAACTATCAGTAGGAACCGGAGCTACAGGAAGCATAATTGCGGGCGGTCGAAATTTACAGATTAGAGATGGTATTATTGTAGGGATAAGTGATACGTAATGGCAGATACAGTACCAACAATTTCATCAGCTGCACTTGATGCTCAAATCGCTGCTAATATTGCGGCGATGCCTCAGATGTCGCCCTCGACAAATACAGGTTCTTGTAAAGTAAAGCGTGACCAAAAGACCGACAATAATCGAGTAAAACCTGGATCTACATTAGCACATGATATTGATGCTATTACAAAGAAGATTCAGAATACTACTGATTGTGATAAACTTCAACACGAAATTAAAAAGCATCTAAATAGTCTTGAAGATGATATTAATGATAAATTAAAAGTGGTTGAAAAGAAACTTGGTGAGATTCTACCAATTACGTCTCTGCCAACAAATCCTTTTAAAATACCAGCCTGGCTTAAAAAGTTTTCAATCGGTCGAATTCTTCCCGACCTAGATGCTACTATCGATTTCATTCAGCGCGCAGTGGAAGTAACTACTGCAATGACCAAATTGGCGGCAGTTATTACAAGTGTGGCTCCAAGACTTAAACAGTGTGCTATTCAAGCAGAACAACAGGCAATATCAAAAATTGAGTCAGATATTAGACATGCTATTGACAAAGAAGTTGCAAGTGTAAAGAAATCTATTACCGATGCAATTGCCAAAGCACTGTGTGATGAATCAATTGCCACTGCAGGTGGAGCACCAACTACATCAGATACATTGAGCACAGTACTGTCAGGAGTAGATGCCGTTACATCATTAATTCATGGTGTGAATAATCTAATCAACACCACAACAAATGGAATCAACAATAGTTTAGCTGCAATTGGTGCCAATCAAAGTGTTATTCAAAACATCACAGGTATTCCACCTGTCATTGACACCTCATCTGTAAACAATTTTATTACTTCAGTCAATAGTACTGATTATACACAATATAAGAATGATGTCAACACCGTTTTGAATCTTCCTGCACCAGATATCATTTCTTTACCTGTAGCAAATGGCAATCCAATGATCGGCAATACCGTCATGTGTTCTGATGGCGTCTGGGCTGCAAACGGCGTTAGCAATAATGCTGCATTCACATATTCGTATCAGTGGTCAAGAAACGGAGTAGAAATCTATGGTGCCAACACCAATTCGTATTCTCCTGTTCTTGACGATATTGAATCTACTTTATTTTGTGTTGTCACAGCAGAAAACCAAGTCAATGTTGAACAAGCACAATCAAATCAGATTGGACCAGTAACGTTCGGTTTAGCTCCTGCTGACATGCCGGCAATCTACGGTTCTGCAGCATCTGGACAAACTTTGACTTGCACACAAGGTAATTGGCCAACAGGAACAAAGGCATTCCAATACGAGTGGTATCAAGCAGATACTAACTATATTGTTCAGAACGTTACATCTGCAAATAATACTTATAAAGTAAAAGTTTCAGATATAGGTCATCCACTTTTTTGTAGAGTTTATGGGCAGACTACTAAATATCTTCTGCATGTTGATACCGCAAATACATCAGTTGTCACATATTAAGAGAGTAAACCATGACTGCCACTAGTTCAAATAGAATAAAAACTACTGATATCATTTATAGTGATTTCCTCAACGATCTAGTTCCTCATCCGGTTCATAAGGACATTGTTCGTTATATCAATGAACATGCAGTTACTAGTTCTATCCGTAATCTAATTTTAACGGATGCAGGTGAACGCCTTTATACTCCTGATGTCGGCGGTAGTATTAGATCATTACTATTTGAAAACATCAATGGTGCAACAGCCGAATCAATCTCTATGCGAATTCAGTTGACTATAAGTAAATATGAACCAAGAGCTATGGCATTAAATGTCGTAGTAGTTCCTTACTATGATAGTAATGCTTATGTAGTGACCGTCACATATTCTTTAATAAATAAATCCGATCCAGTTACTGTTAATATTACCCTTAATAGAGTACGATAAGAATGTCAAATAGCTCAATTATTCTAAGCAGTTTAGATTTTGATACCCACAAAAATACGCTTAAAGCTTATTTGAGGTCACAAGATCGCTTCAAAGACTACGACTTTGAAGGTTCAAACATGAACGTTCTGCTTGACATTCTGTCTTATAATACATTCCACAATGCCTTCTATTTGAATATGATTGGCAATGAAATGTTTCTTGATACTGCTCAATTAAGAGATTCCGTAGTTTCACACACAAAGGAATTAAACTACGTTCCGAAATCATTTACTTCGGCTAAAGCTTTAGTGAATATTACTGTTGTTTCAAGTAATATCAACAAACGAAGTCTAGTGATTCCAAAAGGATTTACATTCACATCGCCTGCATTGAATAGCAACTATACTTTTACAGTTGCTGAAAACATTACAATGACTGATTATACTATCTCTCCTGATAACATTCAGATTACTTTCACAGCCACTGATGTTGTATTGTATGAAGGTTATTATGTCACTGACACATATACAGTTTCATATCAGAATCCTCAGCGTTATCTAATTTCAAATCAGACTGTTGATACATCATCAATTGGTGTTCTTGTTCATGAAGATGCTGGTGCAACTACATATACCTACACAAACGCACCTTCACTATTTGATCTGACCTCTACATCAACCGTATTCTTCATTCAGGCAGCAGAGAATAGTGCCTACGAAATTGAATTTGGAGATGGAATTAGCGGTAGAGCCCCAAAGAATAATTCCGTAATTTCCATCGAATATAGAATCACAACTGGTGAGTTGCCAAATGGCTGTAATCAGTTTTATCCTGACGGTTCAATCGATGGAGAAACAAACATTCAGATCACATGCACTTCAGTGGCTGCCGGCGGTTCTGTTTCTGAATCTCTAGATTCTATCAAGTTCAATGCACCCAGACACTTTACTACACAAGAACGTGCAATTACTACAGGCGATTATGAAACACTTCTTAAGCTTAACTTCCCAGAAGTAAATGCTGTAACTGCTTATGGTGGTGAAACACTAAATCCACCTCAGTATGGCATGGTTTTTGTTGCGGTAGATCTAGTTGATATGGATGGTTTACCAGACATTAAGAAGACTGAGTATTACAATTTCTTGAAACCAAGATCTCCAGTATCTATTCAGCCGGTTTTTGTTGAACCAGATTATACATATATTGGAATCACATCAAAGATTAAGTATAATGTGAATGTCACTTCACTATCTGGCAATGATATTCAATCAATCGTTTCATCAGCAATTCTACAATATGCTCAGACATATCTAAATAACTTTAATAAAACATTTAGATACTCAAAACTAGTTGAAAGCATTGATGCGTCTCAAGTTTCTATTGTTTCAAATGAGACTGATTTTAGAATTATCAAATCTATCACACCAATTACTGGTAATTTTGAAACATTCGATGTTAATTACAATATTGAACTTTCAATCCAATATAATGCTGGTAAATCATTTGCAGTAACTTCTACTTCAGTTATATACAGTGGACAACAATGTATTATTCAAGATGATGGAGCAGGTGTTTTAAATCTAGTATCTACCTACAACAATCAGATCGTAACTAATGTTGGAACCATCGACTATACAAAAGGACTACTTCAGTTCTCAAATCTAAAGCTAGATAGCTATTTTGGTCCTTCAATTAAGCTTTATGCGACATCAAAGGATAAAGATGTTTCAACCATTAATAATGTGATTCTAAATATAATTCAAGAAGATATTTCACTTACTGTTGAGGCTGTCCGAATCTAATGTCTATTGAGCAAAAGATCTCACCACTTGTTCAGAATATGTTCCCTGCATTTTATGCAGAAGAAGGACAGTCTTTCATTGCTTTTGTGAAAGCTTATTACGAATTTCTTGAACAGAATTTTCAATTACTCACCTTGGATAATAATACAAACTTCAACATTGGAGACACCATTATTCAAGGATCCGTAATTGGCACAATTGTCAATTATGTCAATTCTGATATACTAGTTTTAGTTAGTGGACTCGAGACATTTAAATGTGTCACAATGTGTTCGGATCTAACTCCTATCACAAGTTCATCAGGTGGTACTGCTATAATTAAGCATGGTGGTATGAGTAGAAGACTTGGTGCGATCTTTTTGTCTCGAAATCTACAAAACATTCGCGACATTGACACTACCATGGATATCTTTCTTACTAACTTTAAGGAAAAATATCTAAGCAATATTGAATTTGATACTGCAACCAATAAAAAGCTTCTGGTTAAAAACTCGTTCGATCTTTATCGTTCAAAAGGTACTTCAAGATCGATTGACTTATTTTTCAGATTAATGTATGGTATCAATTCGTCAGTTTATTATCCCGGCGAAGATCTGTTCAAATTGTCTGCTGGGGAATGGTTTAAACCACAGTATCTTGAAATTGCTTGTGTTGGTGATTTTTCGTTTAGAGCAGTTCAGTTAATCGGCAAGTTGGTAACTGGTGTCACATCGGGTGCAAAAGCATTCGTTGAGAAATATGTCAAACACAAACTACAGAACGGCTTCTCTCATGTTCTTTATGTAACAAATGTGACTGGAACTTTTGTTCCAGGTGAACTGATTAAGAATGATGTTGTATATTCAGACTCACCTAAGATCTTGGGTTCATTGGCTGCTTTAGAAAATATCCAAACTCTTTCATCTAACTTTAATATTGGGGATATCGTTTCTGTTCAATCTACAAATGGATTAAACGGACTTGCTAAAGTAACTAGCACTAACGATTCTACAGGATCCGTAATCTTTAATCTACTAGATAGTGGATGGGGATATTCAGTGAATGTAGGCAATACAGATCCTACATTTCTAGCAGATCATTCACAGACTATTGTCTCAAGCAATATACTATTTGTTTCCAGCTTAAGCACAGGTAATGTGATTTCAAGTATATCTGTAGCAAACAGCGGGTCTTCATACAATAATACTGATGTTATAACACTAGTTTCACCATATACTAATGCATTAGCACGACCAATTACAAGTCCTACTGGTTCAGTGACAAGCATTGTACTTACAAATCCTGGAACTGGTTTCTTTACCGCACCATCTTCAATCTTGATTTCAAACTCTTCAGGTGGTTCAAGTAATGGTAGCGGTTTAGCTTATGGTATAACATATGATAATCCAGTAAGAACTTTCGGATATTTACAGAAAGTAGTTCAAAGAAAAGCAGATATTGCATTTAATACTGCTACCGTGTCATCAGCTTGGGGTTCTAATGTAGCAGTACTTATCAGTAATGGATCAAGCATTATTGGATCTGGAGCTATTATTGCATTTGATAATCTTACAAGTAATACAGGAACTGCAAGTCTTCTACTAGATAATAACTTCATGGTAGCGGCAAATAATAAGATAATTCTGACTTCAAACTCACAAGTTTCAGCCAATATCAGTAGCTATTCTGATGTTTCTGCTACAGGTAGATTGATTAACATTCCTTCATCTGCTACATTATCAGTTGACAGCGCTTCTAATCTATATTTTAATTTAAATGTTGGTGATATAATCTATCAGAAAACTTCATCAGGTCAATTGATTTCTAGTGCTTCTGTAGCTGAAACTGTAACTACAAAAGGTCTTGTAGTTGTGAATAATATTCAAGGTCCTTTTATTTTAGGACAGAATGTATATTCTGCAAATACTCTACTAAATGCAAGTCTATTAGACTATAAAGTAGCATTGGGCATTTATCAAGTAAACAATGCTTTTACAACTACTGATATAACTCCTTCAGCAAAGATTATTATTCCTTATGCAGGTCTTAATGCATCATTGAATACTATTGCAGGAGGGACTGATGCAAAGTATAATGTGAGTACTATTTCAAACTATGAAACAGTGTCACTAAATACAGATCTGATTGCTAACAGTTCCATTTATAAATCTCGTATTAATGCCACACAGTATAATCTACCTGCATCACCAACGGCAAATATATCTTCAGTTATTTCAAGTTCATTAACTTATAAGAATTTTGTTCTGGGTGAGATTTTCGGGCTTGGGTTTATTGACCCTGGCACCAATTATTCAGAAGATCCAATTCTTTTGACATATCAGCCTTATACTTCTGGTTATGCATATAAAGATTACATTTTTACACTATCAAACATTAATGGTTCTTTCTCTACTAGTGAATACGTTCAGCAGATAGACAATGCAAATAATGTCATCGCAAAAGGCATTATCAAATCTATCTCGGGCTCGACAATGCATGTAAAGCGTATTCAATTTAACAATAATTTTAATAGCAATGTTCAAATTATTGGATCTGTTACAGGTACTACGGCGAACATTTCGCTTATTTCCGATCAGACTTCAGGTAATATAGGTTGGAATGCTAATGTAGAATCTTCAGTATTTACCGCAAATGGCGTGATTACTGGTCTGTCTGTGTCAGATTCTGGCTTCGGTTTTATTGGAGGCCAAGAAGCTACATTTTCACTAGATGGAAGAACAGGCACTGCGACAATAATTAATCACGGATTAGGAATCGGTTCAGGTAGATATAGAAATAGTAAAGGCTTTGTTTCCGATCTTTCAAAAATCCAAGATGGTTCTTACTATCAAGAATATTCATACGATGTGATTTCAAGAATACCACTTGAGCGTTATTCTGATATGTTCAAGAAAGTCATGCACACAGCAGGTACTAAATTCTTCGGGACTATTCTTGTTGATAGTATTAATGAAGTATCTGTCACAATAGCTAATTCTCAAATCGAATTTACAGATCCTTATGTAATTCAAGATCGAATTCTTGAAAATGTCCAAGAAAGATCAAGTATAGAGATTGAAATAAGAAGTTAAGATTCAATATAAATAAAAAATAACTTTAAGGTATCGACTACTATTATGACTACATATCAAAAAGTCTTGAAAAATCTGAATGTCCAATCTGCAGAAGCATTTAAACAAGATGTTGAAACGACATCAACATATTATGTGTTTACAGCAAATTGCGTTCCTCTAAGTGGTCCTACTACACCTATTGACTCAGTTGAATCTGGTTATACTACTTATGATTCCATGCTTTTTGGAAATAGAATAAAATCAACTGATCTTCGTTTAGTAGTTCCTCGAGTTAATTGGACAATTAATACAGTTTACGACATTTACGATCCTTCGGATACTTCATTATACACAAAGCAATTCTTTGTAATGGTTACAGAAGGCACCAATTATTATGTCTATAAATGCCTAGATAATAATGGCGGGTCTCCATCACTAGTTCAACCATTTGGAACTGATTCAACTCCATTATATTCTGTACTTGATGGATATGTTTGGAAATATCTTTACACACTAACTGACTTTGATGTTAGAACATTCGCTACTGATCAATATATCCCAGTTAATATAGAGCAGAATGGATTGAGTTCTACAGTTGGTGGTGGCATTGAGGTCATTACTGTCGATCCCACAAATTCAGGGTCTGGGTATAATAACTATACTCTAGGTGCATTTAGTGATTCAAATAGTATTACATACAATAACGATTCAAATCAATATCTTTTAAACAGTAGTGCATCTAATATAAGCGGATTCTATAATAATTGTTTAATGAAGGTAATATCACTTGATACAAATTTATCTCAATATGCATTAATTACAAATTATACTGTTGTTGGCTCAAATAAGATTGTTTATTTGTCTAGTCCTTTCATGATTACACCTAAAGCAGGTGATCTATATGAGATCTATCCTAATGTTCTAGTTCAAGATTTGAATGCTACTAGCACTTCACAATGTCAAGCTAGAGCTATTATATCCGCAAATACTGGAAATTCAGTATCTAAGGTTGAAGTGATTAATCCAGGTGCCAACTACAGAAAAGCACTTGCGTATATTAATGTTAATGGATCCGTAGGTGTTACTTCAAATGCTTCTTTAAATGCAATTGTATCTCCTGTTGCTGGGCATGGTTCAGATCTAGCTACTGAACTTTTTGCATACAGAATTGTTCTTTCAACTACTTTTACTTCTAATAATGGTGTTTTATTAACAGACAATGGTTATGGAACAATAGGCATTCTCAAAAATCCAAGTTATTCAAATGTTTCAGTGATTCTGAACACCAATACTATAATTGGTAGTGTTTTCACTTCAGGTGAAGAAGTATATAGATATAAGTCTTATACATTAGCTGGTAATGTATCAGTAGTATCTGGAAATACTAGAATTATAAGTGACAGTTCTACTTTTGGATCTTCACTAAGAGTTGATGATCAGATTATCGTCACAAATGGTTCACAGAATCTTTACGCAAATGTCAATAGTATTATTGATACAAATACTGTAGTTTTAGATCAAGAACTACCTTTCACGTCTAATAACTGTACTGTTAATATTCTACAAACATCTTCATTTGGTATTGTTAAATCTTATGATCTCAATACTACACTTACATTAACAAATGTCACACCTAGTAATTTAGATTCTTCAACAAGAAATCTAGTGGGCACAATTTCAAACTGCACTGCGGAAATTGATTCAACTGTATCTCCATATCTACTTATAAATGGACGAAATGCTGAAAACTTTAGCCAGTTTTCACAACTTACAAAATTGACAGGTACGATTAATTCTAACATTTTCATTAACAATGAAGTACTAGTCCAAGATTCAATTCAGACTATGACATCACCATCTGCAGTTTTATTTTCTGCTCATGTTAATGGTGGAATAGGTACTGATGTCTTATATGTAACAAAAACAAATAATATTCTATCTTTAAGTAATCCAATTATAGGATCGACAAGTGGTGGATCTTTCTCACCACAATATAAATATGATGGTGATCTCATTGTTGATTCTGGTGACATTGTATACCTCGAAAACTTAAATTATGTTACTAGAAATCTTGATCAATCCGAAACTATTAAACTTATCTTGGAGTTCTGAGTTAAATGTCAATACAGACAGACTTGAGTGTATCGCCTTATTTTGATGATTATAGTGATTTAAATGATTACTATAAGGTCTTATTTAGACCTGGTGTCTCAGTACAGGTTAGAGAACTAAATCAGCTCCAGACAATGCTTCAGAAGCAGATTGAGCGCTTCGGGGACAATATCTTTAAAACTGGTACAATCATCAGTGGTTGCGATATTGCATTCCATGATGATCTTAAGTATGTTAAGCTAAAAGATATTCAGACAGACTCAAATCCAGTTGTAGTAGCAGATTATGCTGGTTATAGAGTACGAAATCAGAATAACATTGTTCCTCTTACCGCTTCCATTATTGCTACAGATGCAGGTTTTGAATCAAGAGCACCAGATCTAAATACACTATATCTTCGTTATATTAACTCAGGTCTAGATAGCACTCAAGGGTCTGTAAGTACTTTTCTCGCCGGTGACACTCTCACAATCTTCAATCCATTGAATGTGATTGAGAAGATCACAATTACAAATTCTTCTGCTAATTTTCTTGATACTGATAAGGTTGTTATTCTATCTGCCATCGGAGTTCAGAATGCTAATGCGGACAACACATTCCTAACATCATTGAATGTCGGTGATTATATTACTAATGGTACTGCTAACGTTCAGATTATCGCTACACCAGACTCAAATACAATCAACAACACTCTAATTCTTCAGATTCAACCACGAAACGAAGATCTAAATACTGGTAATTTCAGTAAGTGGACCTTTAACGTAGGTGACTCAATTCAAAAAGTTGGGACCGCACCTTCAGAAACTATTAAAGTTTCACAAATTATCGGTACTGGTGCTACTGCTAAATTGACTACTGGTAACCTAGGACAAGCAAATTCAATCACAATGCTTTCTAAGGGTTCAGGCTACGTTGTATTACCTTCCGTAAGTATTTCATCTACTAATGCTTCTGTAAACAACATTGATCAGTTTGCTGCATCTGCTCAGAACTACTTAGCAAATGTTACAGTTCCAACTACTGATAGTCCAACTGGTTCTACTTACGGTATGACAGTAGGTGACGGCGTTGTTTATCAGAAGGGCTATTTTACTAGAGTATCCGAGCAACTACTGATCGTTGACAAATATGACAATCAGCCTGACCAAAAATCAGTTGGTTTCCAGACCGTAGAATCAATCGTCACATCTTCACAAGATGAAAGCCTTCTTGATAATGCTACTGGTGCTCCTAACTTTACAGCGCCAGGTGCAAATAGACTTAAGCTTTATCCAACACTTATTGTTATGGACAAAGCAAAAGCAGATGCAACAGAAGATTTTCTCTACATTGCAGAATTCTCAAATGGTCAGCCATACAAGCAGAACAAACAGACTGTTTATAACGTAATCGGAAATAGTATTGCACAGCGTGCTTATGAACAGACTGGAAACTATGTTCTTGATCCATTCCTAGTAAATACAAAGTCTCCTACTTCTTTTGCTTCTGAAGCAAATACTTTCAATGTTGTCATCGATCCAGGTACTGCATACATCAGTGGACAAAGAGTTCAGACAGTTGACAACTATGAACAAGCTGTCAGTAAAGGTCTTGATACCGTTCTAGGTACTGGAACTACTATTTCCATGAATTATGGAAACTATGTTTATGTTCAAGAATTTGGCGGTCTATTTGACTTTGAAAGAGGAGCAATAGTTTCACTTTATGACACACCTAATCAGTATCTCACTAAAGAACGTACTTCATTTAATCCTGCTGGTAATCTTATTGGTACTGCTCGCATTAGATCAATAGTCTACGATTCTGGTATTCCAGGTTCACCATCCTGTACTTATAGATTCTATCTATTTGACATCAGAATGGTAAGCGGTAGTAACTTTACTGATGTCAGATCAATCTACTATTCAAATTCTTCACAAGGTATTTGTGACCTAGTACTAGTAAATGGTCTTCCAGTACTTAATGATAATACATCTTCTACATTGATCTTCAATGCTGGTCAAGATGCCGTTAAGAATATCAGCAATGTTCAGTACATCTACAGAACAAAATCAAGTCAGACGTTATCTTCAGCAGGTCAGATTACACTCAATGCTCCTTCTGATGCTACATTCCCATACAGCGGAACATTGTCAACTACAGCTGAACAAGATTTTATTATCGTACCTTCAGCTTCTGCAGATGCTTCAATCAACCTCACAGGTACAATCACATCTGTAAACACTTCAAATGTTATTGTTGGTAACGGTACTACATTTACAGCAGATCTATTGGCTGGTGATTACATCAAGTTCGCAGATGGTACTGTCAAGCAAGTTAGTTCGATTTCAAACAATACGATTTTGAATTTAACTGCAAATGCAAATACAAATCTAACTGCAAATACTTACAAGGTCACATTCCCTGCTAACGTGGCGATCTCATTTGCAAGATCTTCAAGAACAATTTCGTGTTTGGCGCCATACAATCAGGTAACTATTAATCTTGGACAAAATCTAACTGCTGGTGTTTCTGCCACAGTCTTCTATAATGTAAAGACTGGTGTTGTCGCATCAAATGCCAAGACAGTAAATCGTAATCAGTATGTTAGAATCTGTCTTGCAAACAACGTATCAAGCAATACAGGTCCTTGGGCACTAGGTGTCTCAGATGCCATTCGTCTGAATGCAGTTTATCAAGGAGCTAATGCTACATTTACTGCAAATAGTGCTCTTGATATCTCAAATGATTTCTACATTGACCACAATCAGAATGAAGATTTCTATGGTATTTCATATCTATACAAGAAACCAAATACTTCTTCAGTCTTGAATGCATCAACTGATTGGTTGCTTGTTTCGTTTGATTATCTTTCTGTATCTGCTCCCGGCCTCAAAACAAAGGCTTCATACAGCATTGACGATACAAAGACTCTTGCAAACTCAAGCACTACTATTAATACACTGGAAATTCCTGAAGTCTTTGGAACTAGTGGTACTTATTATGATCTAAGAGATCAAATCGATCTAAGACCACAGACAAATAATTCAGTTATTCCAAATTCAAATCCAGCATTAGCACCACTCAATCCTATTGAGCCAACTCGTATTATTATAACAGACAATGATAATAAGTTCCCTGCTCCGGATTCGATTATGATTGCTGATGTTGAATATTATCTTCCAAGATCTGACAGAGTTATTGTAACAGACGCAAATCAGTTCCAGGTTCTTAAGGGAACTCCTGGCACAAATATTGCTCCTACTGCACCAGACAATAGTCTAACTCTAAACGTCTTGAATATTCCTGCATATCCAAGCATTCCATTCAGTATCTCACCAGAACTTACAAAGTTCGTTGATACTGGTATTGCAAATGAGAAATATACTACAAAGAGACTCACCAAATATCGTATTTCTACTTCACTTACAAGTAATGATATTTCAATACTACAGCCTCGTAATTACACAATGGAAGAAATTTCCAAACTTGAGAGACGTATTTCTGATTTAGAATATTACAGTTCTTTATCACTAGTTGAATCATTGACACAAAAGAAGACTATTCCAAGTTCAACTGATCCAGCAGTAGATCGCTATAAGTTTGGTTTCTATGTCGACAATTTCCAGGACTACTCATATTCAGATGTTTCAAATCCTGGCTATAGAGCGACTATCGTTGATGGTTATCTAGCACCTTCTGTTACAGAGTTCAATCTAAGCACTGTAACACCAAGCACCGATAATGGTCTGCCATATATCGAAACTGCATTTATTTCTCAGAATAGAGCTACAGACGGTCCATTGACTGCTAATGCTACATTAACTGGTGCCGTATCACAGAATCAAGTTTGTGTTCAGCAAGGAAATAGAAACAATAGCTTTAGTGTAAATGCACCTTATAGCTATGATGAATTCTTCTATACCATGAGCACACTACCAGGCAATATCAATTTCTACATGGTTGCCCCATGGAATCTAATTGCTGTTGAACTTTACCAAGCAATCACACCATTTGGTCCTTGGTCAATTGTAGATACTTCTCAATATGCTCAACCAATAACTGATTTGGATGTTGCTTATAATAAACTAGATCTATTAGGCCCAGTATATCACACCGGAACACTTAATGTTCTAGGTTTTGGACCAGATAACGGCTTCATTATGGATCAATTTAAGATGACATTATCACATGATCCAGCAAATGGTCTATATTATAAAGTAAGAGTCTATAAGGGTGGTTCAATCATGAGACCTTATGATTATGCAAGCTTTAAATATCTAATGTGCTATCCTACAGATGCATTGGTAAACACTATAAATACAAATAACACAACCAATTATCATATGCAATTTGCAGGTTTGATGAGACCGTTTAAGCTAAACAACGAATTTCTCTTTTAAGTGACTAAGGAATAAGTAAAAATTTATGTCTGAATATTTCAATCTTAGCCAATCACTTCAATTTGCTACAACAATTGGTGATGTTGGAACCCCTGGGCTATTTCCTATTAATGGAGTTCAGTCAAATTACTTATCAGCTGAACAGGCATTTGAGCTTACTGCTTACGGTCTAAAGCCATTTACATATCATAATCTATTTCTTGAGAATACTGATATAACCGCGGCTGCAAAGCAATATGGTTATCTTTTGGGCGAACAACAACTATATTCAGATGAGAATGGTAGAATTTCATTTAAGTTCTATTATAAGTCAGATGTAATTCCTGAGACTCCAGTTGAGCTGTCAAGCATCAGAGCTCAATTTCTTGCAGGGACAAAGAAGCTAAGATTAGTAAATTCTGATTTGACTTCATCATCAGAACTTTATATTTACTTACCTCCTTATGCTAGAGAAGAGCCAAAGGTTTCATTCAAAAAGTCTACTACTTCAACTCCTGCAGGTGATCTTACAAGCACACTTAATGTGCAGACAACACCTGTTGTCACAACCACAGCATCAAAAACATATTTCACCCCAGCATCATTCAATGTGATCCAGACATTTTATGCGGATCCTGAACGTGTGAATAATGAAAAAGACATTTCAATCACATCGATTGATCTATTCTTTAAAACAAAACCAAGCAGTTCTGTAAATACTTCAGGCAAAAGTAAGCCTTCAGTATCAATTGCAATTTGTGATGTTCAAGATGAGACACCAGTTCTCACAAGATGCTACAGTACTTCTGTTGTCGAAAAGACATATGATGAAATCAATTCATATAGCGATGCATCTACTCCAGTAACATTCAACTTACCACAACCATTGAAGCTATCTACTGGTAATTTTTATGGTATTGTAGTAATTTTTGATGATGCCAATTATCAGCTTTGGACTAATGTTGTTGGTGATCGTCTTGTAGGAACTAATAGTGCATCACCCGGAACAAATACAGTAAAAGATGGTAAACTATTCACTCGAAACAATTCATTGGTCTTTACTGCAAGAACTAATGAAGATCTTAAGTTCAATATTAACATTGCTGCTCATACTTCATCTTCAGCACAAAAAGTTTTCGTCAATGATGACTATGAATTCTTGACATTGGCCAATGTGTCTGGTTCATTTATTGGGGGTGAATACGTCTATAAAGATGTTCCAGCAGCAAATGGAACTGTTGCGGCTGTAAAAGGTTCAAACATTTTAGTCGGTTCAGGTGGTGCAGTGTTCAGTACACTTACTTCAGGTCAGAAGATTGTCGTTGCAAACTCAATGGTTTCACAGGTCTGTACTGTTCAGTCTATTGCAAACAATACTTATCTTACTTTAGATCTTCCAGTTCCATTTAGTGATCCTGCAGCAAACTATAAAGTGACTGCTGTCGGTAAAGTCTATTTTAAAAATGATATTACAAATAAGCTATACTTGTATCAATCAACCGCTAATGCTTCATTGCTATTTGCTGTAAATGACTTTATTGTTGGTGAGGATTCTAGAGCTACTGCTAATATCGCTTCACTTGATGCTTATAGTGTTGATAGAGTAAAGATTAAAGGCTCAGTAAAAGCACCATCAACTGCATCTGTAAATACTGTCTTTACTTTTGCTGGTCTATTCGGTGGTTCATATAGCTTTAATCCAGCATATTACGGTCTAGCACAAATTAATGATGTTGGTGTAACAAATATCAGTGCATATAATGCTTATGTTCTTTCTAGATCTACCGAGATTACAAACGCATCACTATATTCAAATTCAGCTCTATCCATTGCAAATAAGTCTTTGAATGTCACAGTAAATCTTCAGAATTCAAGTAATAATACTTATTCAGCTCCAACAATTGAAAACAATAGTCTTGACGTCTATTCAATTCAGAACAATATCTCAAATACTTACACAACTGTAGCAAATGGTGTTGTTCTTGACACTGAAGTTTCAGGCAACGGATTGGCTCTTTGTAGACACATCGGTAATAAAGTTACATTTGCACAGAATCATTTTGCCGAAGATATCAAAGTTTATATGAATGCATATCGTCCTCTTGGTACTGATATTAAAGTCTATGCTCGTGTTCACAACTCACAGGATTCAGATGCATTCGATGACAGCGCATGGACACCTCTAGTCTATACAACTAATCAGAACACATACAGCTCGACAAGCAACGATTCTGATTTTGTTTCATATGAACTAGGCTTTGCTCCATACAGTGAGTCTGCTAATAATCTTCCTGGCAAATTCACTTCTGTATATGGAAATAACGTGATTCAAGCTTCAGGTGTAGCACCAAATACTTACGTCACTACTGGTGATTTGGTGAAACTATACAGCCCATTGTTCCCACAGAACTATTTTGTAGCTGTGGTTCAAGCTTCGGATTCAGCGTCAATTACACTAAACAACAACATTTCTTCAAACAATGTTGTTGGTACTGGTTTGAGAGTTGATAAGCTCAAATATAAGCACACTGCATTTAACAACATAAACAACTACAATATTTGCAGATACTATAACTCAAATATGGCTGAGTATGATACATTCGATTCGATGCAGATCAAGATTGTTCTATTGGCTGACAAAACATATCTGTCACCTAAAGTAGATCTAATTCAGGTTATTGGGGTTTCCGCATAATGTCTTTTATGAAACAATCGTCTGGGTTTGTAATAAATACAGATGATAGTTATTTAAAGTCACTTAAAGCTAACAGAGAAAATAAAGTTCGGGTTCAAGAACTTGAACAAACTGTAGATCATTTAATGACTGAATTGTCAGAAATTAAAAATCTTTTGCAAAAGGTAATAAACGGTTAAACTATGTCAAATTCTACTATTCCAACTATTGATGTTCTTACTGATACTTGGCAGACAGCAATTAATCGTATCAACTCATTAATTACCTCACTGTCAACTGAGATTATTACAGCAAATAGTACTAATGCTACTACAGGATCTCCACTGTCTCCACGAAATGCTGCATTGAATGGTGTCTTTTCTGCAAATACCATTACAACTATTGCAAATACATTTTCGGTTAACAATTCGATTTTGACTTTAGGTAATCAACTTCTGATTTCAGCTAATAATTCTACCGGGGCCGCAGGTTTGGTTCTTGCTTCAGGTGGTCCGACCGGCAACATATATTGGAAATCTGCTGGTACTGGAACAGTCAGCAGTATCACTGCTGGTTCAGGTTTAAATGGTGGCACTGTGAATGCCACAGGTACATTTTCAGTTATGGCAGGAAACGGAATTATTGTCAATGGAAATGGTGTTTCAGTAAGTACCAGTTTGCCTCTCAATTTTATATCGGCAAATAATTCACTTGGTACTTCAGGATATGTTCTCAAATCTGGCGGTCCTGTAGGAAATACTTACTGGGACGTTGCAGTAGCTAATGGTGCAGGTCTTGTAGGAACATCGACATTATCGGTTCTTGCTGGTAATGGAATTACTGTTGATGCGAATGGAGTTTCAGTGTCAAGCAGTTATGTCCCATCATTATTTTCAAATTCATCATTTTCAAATAATTCAATCAATTCAGGGTATACAAAACTACCAAACGGTCTAGTATTACAATGGGCTACTTTTACTGGAGTTATTGGATCATATATTTCTGGATATTTTCCCGTTTCATTTTCAAACTCTTGTATGTTATGTTCAGCTTCATATGCTGACGCATATATAAATAATGGGGTCTCGAATCTGAATATTGTTCCAACTAGTAAATATACATACTATATCACTTGGTCCAATGCTTATAATTCGGGTGGCTCTGGAGATACTGTCACTATTAAACTTTTAGCTTTAGGATTTTGATAATCAATGTCACTTTATATTCATTATATTGATAATATATTTGCTGGATTCTATGATAGTAATATCACAGATCAAATTCCCGAACCTAACATTAAAATAGATTTGGATCAACATCTAGATCTATTTAATAGACTGTCAAATAATCAAAGTATAAAAGTAGGTGATATTACAATAAATCCTCAGACTGTTTCAGAAGTGCCTATCACATGGGATCAAATTAGATCTACTAGAGATAAAAAGTTAAGTGCATGTGATTGGACACAACTAAAAGATGTGTCTCCAATTCTATCTTCAAATTGGCAATCATATCGCCAGGCTTTAAGAGATATACCTCAAGCATATACTGATCCGAACGCTGTTGTATGGCCTAAAGAACCTAATACATAATAGATTTATGGGATATTCTAATGTCGAATAAAATTTATGATATGTCTGATACATGGAATGATGCTAATCAGACTTTCACAGCGGTTAAGATGAAAGTTGATGATCTTAATTCACTAAACAATTCAATGCTAATGGATCTTAGTATTAATGGATCTTCAAAATTTTCAATTGATAAGAATGGTAATGTAGTAGCTTCTGGTTCATGGAATGGTAGTGTCAATCTAAATGCTCCTATTCCTTTAGGTAATGTTTCTGGTGTTATACCACTATCTACTATATCATATACTCAAAATGCAATTTATGAATTAACTGCTACTGGAGATATTAACTTTCCAGATCCAGTAGATTTTATTCCAGGCGCACAAATTGATATATTTGTAACACAAGACAGTATTGGTAGCCATGCTATCACATTTGGGTCTGGTGGTGTACCAACTAACTTTTTAACTCGTATTGGTGATGCTTTAAGTACAACTCCTGGAACTACTGATATAGTTTCAATTTCAGTTACTAATAGCGGTAAGTTTATAGTTAGAATAAGTAACGGAATTGTAGCGGCACCGGTAGGAGTAACTTATACTACTAGCTCGTTTACAGTTCCTACTCCAGGTTCTTCTGTTGTAGTATCAGTAGCAAATGGTACTTCTTATCAAAATGGTTCATATATTTTTATTCCAGGTTCACCATCGATGTATGGCATTGTCACTTCTGGTGGTGGGACCAATAGCTTAACTATCACAAGAATATATTCTGGATCATCAAGTTCTGGAAATACAATACAAGCAGGTACCTTAGTAGGATTCTCTGGTTATCCTGGGGTTAATGGTACTAATGGGGCCAAAGGCGCTGACTGTTTTGGTAACGTGACAGGATTTCCTGTGGCGTTTTCAGGAAACGGAGCAACAACTACTATTTCTGTTGATGATGTGAGAAGTTTTAATACTGGATCGTATGCACAGTTTATTGATGCTACTGGGTCTTCTCCATATGTAGTTGGGTATATTTTAATTACTAATGTTATTTTTAGTGGTAATTATCCTGCAGGAATATTGACAGTAACAAATATATCATGTGGCACTATTAATTATAGTAGCGGAAGCATAGTATTACAACCATGTGGTGGAATAGGCCCTCAAGGGAATACTGGTCCTCAAGGGAATATTGGACCAAATGGTCATGGTTCAACTACCACAACTAGTTCGGCAAATATTGCTCCAAACATCGTACTGTCGGTGGTTGACAATACCGCTTTCCCAAGCGGCTCTTGGGTGTACGCAACCAACGGAACCTACTGGGTTCAGGGTAAGGTAACATCTGTCAGCGGGACAAATTCCATCAGTATTTCCACTTATTATGCTGTAGGAAGCACTCTTCCTTCCGGCGCCGCCGTCACCTTCTCTGGTATACAAGGACCGACCGGCCAGGCTGCATATGCAACACTTGGGTCGGCGATATCTTTTACCGCCAATGGTCAGACTGCCACTGTCACTGTCTCGAATACTGCAGCCGCAATTTTTGCATCTGGTGTCTATGCCATGGTAATTGATAATAGCGCCGCGGCCTATGGACCTTCTGCACCGTTTGTTGCTGGGTTTATTCAGGTTAATTCTCAGTCGGGTGTTTATAACCAGTATCTGAATATAACAAATATTTCTTGTGGTGCTTATTCAACCGGTAGTAATTATACTTATGTTACTTTGCAGCCTTGCGGAGGTATTGGACCTCAGGGACCGCAAGGTATACAAGGTCCTGCTGGAACAGGCGGCGGGGGAGCACCTCGCCTTGGAACTGTATCAAACCATGCTTCAGCATCAAAACTTCTCGATTTTACTACTTACAAGATGCCAGATAGTACGGCGGCTGTAGTTATCAATGCATCAGCTATGTCTAGTAAGACAATTGCATCAAACTGGTCGGCAGGTGCTAGTGGAGGTCTTCTGGATACAGGTTCAGTTGCTGCTAATACCACATATCATATCTATGCAATCTGTAAAAGCGATTTGTCAGGTGGTGATTTCATCTGTTCCCTTAACGCAATGTCTCCCGCAATGCCCTCTGGGTACTCAGGCGGCTATTACGTGCGTATTGCATCACTTTACACCGACGCATCATCGAACTGGGTGATGTTCACTCAGAGATTCAATCTCTTTATCCTGGCAACGCCTGTGCACGAGCTCAACGGATCAGCTTCATCCACTACTGCTACCACAAAAACACTATCAAGTGTTCCTACAGGAGTTCGTGTCAAACCAAGAACAAAATGGAACGGAGGTGCTGTTAATACTGCTATAGGATCGATGGACGATATAATGACAAGCGCTTCATCATTCAATAGCAATTACGGTTATGACACCACAGGGGCTAATGGTGTAGCGGAACCAGATATTCTCACCAATACATCAGGCCAAATCCAGTATATTTCTAGTGGTGCTGGTGGTACAGTTTCTTGCTGGTCATACGGTTGGGAAGATATTGGTCTTCTCTGGGGTGTATAAGATTTTCGAGGAAACAACATGACATTACATACTGGCTTATCTAAATTAGATAATAATCACAATTCTGGGTTGAATCTAGAGTTGAATATTTATCTTAATAGATGCACACAACAACCTTCTTTAGATGAAGTAATTAGTCTCAATACATTTATTACATCATTAAAGTCAGTTGGGATTTGGTCATTATTAGACGCATTATACGTATTCAATATCAATGAATATGGATCAATAGGCTATAATTTAATTCAACCTAGATTTGATTGTACTATACACACAGAAAATCAAGCAGGCTTTAATCCAGGTTATGGTATACAAGGTGATGGCAATAGTATTTGGATTGATACTAATTGCAACCTAAAAACATCTTCAAATTTACATTTCACATCAACTAATGCATCAATGTTTATGTGGTCATTAACTGACAATCCAGGTACCAGTTTAGATATAGGTGCTAGTGATGGTTCAACTAATACTGGTATTGTTGCTGATAATAGCGGAAATTCTATATATTATGCAAACTATAGTGCTACTCCATTAAATCAAGCATATGCTAATGGTTTTACTTCATGGTCAAGAACATCATCAGACTTATATCTATATCAGCCTTTAGGATCTGGTTCGGCTACTGTATCTGGTGGAATTCAGGCCTATATTCCAAATAGTAATGTTGCAATTCTTAGATCCGGAACTTCTGGTAACTCATATTCAACTAATAAAATAGCAATATGCGGATTTGGTGGGTTTCTTTCGCTTTCAAAGCTGGCCTCTCTTAATAGCATATGTAAAACATATTTAATTTCTTCTGGTACTATTAATAATAATCCGGCACCTCCCAGTGGTCCAAGATCAGTTCTTCCAGGATATTTCACGAATAACACAATCGTTACAGTTAAAAGTGTAAATGGTAGCAATTTTAGAGTATATCAGCAAAATCCACCTCCAACATCAGATGCACTAACAAATACTTCTTATGGATTTTATCCAGTAACAGATGCTGCAACACAAGCTGTAGATCAATTACAACCAAGTATAACTTCGTCATCAATTAGAGGGCATCATTGGATTTGGCATTATAGATCATATGAAACTTTGACTAATACTGGATATGTTTTTAATGATAGAACTAATTTAATTCCGCCAGGAAGATATAACGGAGTGGCGATTCCTTCATTTACCGTAACGGCAGGTCACGGAACACTCCCATGTAGAGCAAGATATACCACAATTGCAAAATCGATTGCAGCAGTTGAGGTATCGATCAGATATTCGCTTGGCTATCCAGCACACGTATCTAATCCTACTTATTTAACAATGGGGTATCTAGACGCTGCAAATGCGGCAGGAATTCCTGATACAGATGTCTATACATGGCAGTATGCTTATGCAAATAGAAGCACGATTTTTTCTAATTTTTATCAATCGAGATCATTAAACGAAAAAACATACTCTTGCACTGACAAAATAATTTTGCCAGATAGTAGATTATATGACGCAAAAACACCTGGAGGTATTGTTTTAGATAGCGAAGCACAAGATGGTAGAACGCCAGCGACTCTGCTAACACAACTACAGAATCTTGCAAATATCTGCGCAAACAACCCATATCGTCCGGCAGAGTTTGTTGTGTACC